TTTGACTTGATACTTGAACAAAAAGATGTTTTTATTACTAAAAAATGTAGAAATGCTTTTGCTGGATATGCTATTGATCAAATTAAGAAAGCAAGAGGATATAATAAAAAAATGAATTGGGAAGAAGCTAGTATGGTTCGTAAGAATGTTCTTGATTTTTGTTATATTCTTAAAGTTGCAAAAACAATCACATTAAATGACTGGTTTAAGCTTTTCAATAAAGATATAATTGATCAATTTGATCAAAGTAATTTTGGATTAGCAAAAGTTGACCATGCTCATGATATATATGCTATGTATAATCTTGCATCTTATGACATTCCTCAAGGAATTGTATCGAATGTAGAGAAAGCTAATGATGTTCAATTATCATCAATACCTAAAATGGTTCCTCATGTTGCTTACCTCACTTTTAACAAAGATGCATATTCAACTCATTGCAAAAGATATAAAGAGTATAAAGAATGGTTAAATAATCGAAATGAAGATAGATTCAAAATGAACAAAGAACATGGTAAGCAATTTGATTCAAAAAATATGATGCATTGTATAAGATTATTAACTATGGGAATAGAAATAGCAAAAACTGGAAAAATTGTTGTTCGAAGACCACCAGAAGAGTTAAAGAAATTAATGCAAATTAGGTTAGGAGAATATGATTATGATAATCTCATTAATGAAGCAGAAGAATTACTTGTTAAATTAGATAAAACATACGAAAATTCAAAATTACCAGAGAAAATTGATGAAGAGTTTGCAAACAATTTATTAATTACAATCAGAAAGTTTAGATACAATCAGTTATTAGATGAAAACTAGAACAAAACTTCCACGAGCTAAAAGAACGAATCAAGTTATCTATAAAGACGATAATGGAATGTTTACATGGAGAGATAAAACTTTTCGAGAAAACTTAAATAGTTTTTGGTGGTCAGTTTTAGCATGGATAGTTTTTCCATTTTATCATACCGCTAGATTTTTTGTAAGATTATGGAGATTTATTTTTATAGATAGAATTCGAACAGGAGATAATGGAATTATGGGTCCAGGATTCAGAACATCTTATACTTCTAAATTTTCTTGGGGAAAACTATCATTTGTTATAGTAATATTATTTATATTAATATATTTAATCTTTTTATTATGAAAGTTTTACCTTTAGAAACATTAGATGGATGTAAAAAATGTCCGTATCATTATGCATCTCCGTATCCTACTCCTGACAGTTTTGAAAGACCTGAATATTGGTGGTGCTCGCATCCTGATCAGAAAAAAGAAAAAAGGGGTAATGAAAAACGAGATGAAGATATAAGGCGCAATATAAAAGAACAACGAGGATTTACTAAATTAAGTTACGTAGCAGGATATGTGGAATGGAATGATAAAACTCCAATTCCAAAATTCTGTCCTTTACCTGATATGAAATCAAAAAAATACTAAAAATTAGAAATTATGATAGCAGAAAAATTATTCGCTAAAGCAAAACAAAATTCAGTTATTGCTAAAAATATGGGTGCAGATAATCCATGTTCATTAAATGATTTAGGATTTAAGAAAGCTAAATCTGAAAATTGCAAAATTTTAAATCATGATAATGCGCAAGTATTATATGAATATAAAATTAAATATCCTACTTATAAATTTATTACTAAAGAACAAATTGAAAAATTTTGTAAAAAATACCATCTTATTTATGGAGATGTAAAAGATTTTGTAGGAATAATTCCAAATAAAAATCTTAAAGAAATTAGAGATTTTAAAATTAAACCTGAAGATAGAGAAATGATGATTAAATTAGGCGATATGTATTGGTATACCCACAAAAAATTATCAGGATATTTTTCCTACAATCTCAAAGAAAAAGAAAAAGAAGCTATAAATAACGGAGAGACAGTTGATGTAAAAAGATTTCTGAAAAGGGATTTAAAATTTAAATTAACTCCTATTTCCGATAATCTTTGTATAATTGCTCCACAAAAGGAATTCGACCTCAAAAATAAAAAAGTAAAAAAATATAAAATTGAACCTGATGATCCAGTCGTTCTTTATAAAATAACTAAAGAACTTTTTATAATAATAACAGCTTGGGATAAAGAAGCACTTACACCTGAAATATTCAATGAAAATTTAAATTAATGCAGAAAAACTATTAGATGAGGTAGTACTAGAATGCGATATTTTACTACTTCATATATTGAAAAAGAAAATCAAATGAAATTTAACAATAGACCAAATAATGTATATATCGTAGATGGAAAAGAAGTTTGGGAATCAAGAAGTCCAGCTGTAGTTGCCGTTGTATTAGCCATTATAGATAATAAGTATTATATCTTGGCTGAAAAAAGGTCACAGAATATGTCTGATGAACCAGGGAAATGGGCTCTGCCTTCTGGCTACCTTGATTGGGATGAAAATGGATATGAGGGAATAATTAGAGAAGTATATGAAGAAACTTCATTTCATATTCCAGATTACAAATTATTTCAGATATATGATAATAATAAAGAACCATTTTTTGTTAATACTGATCCTAAAGAAAATAGACAAAACGTTTCTTTATCGTATATTTTTACATACGAATTTGATAAAAATTTGCCAAATATTGAATCATATAGTGATTCAGAAATAGATAAAGTTAGATGGATAAGATTAGGAGATGTTAGTGAATATAAATGGGCGTTTAATCATGAAGAACGAATAGAATCAGGAGTAAATCATTTTCATGGTGCTATTTAACATAATTTTATCATATTTCTTAAAACTCTAGATGTGTAATGCATATAAATATTACTTGAGCGTTTGTGAAAGTAATTTAATTTTTATTAATATGAAAGAAAGAATCTATAAAATATTTAAAAGAACTAAACCCGCTGTTACACCCGACCTAAACTTTGATAATAATTGGATGCAAGATCAATTCGAGAAAAATATCAAGTCTGGTGCTCATTCTCTACAATCTGGAAAATTGATCGAAATTTTAGATGATGGAAGAGGATTTGAATTAGCTTGTGAAATTAAAAAACATTTTTTATTAGAATATCAAAAGCAGCTAGCTGAAAAAATAAGAATTGAACAAAATGGATCTAAATTTACCATTAACTGGAATATATAAAGAAAACGCATAATGAAAGTTAAGAAAATTCAATTTATTACTGAAGACGCAAGAAATATAGCTGGTTTAACGTTCGAAAATTCTACTGAAGATCAATTTCCCTATGTAGAATCAACAATAAATAGTTTAGATAATAATTTCAATTGGTGGAAAGAAAATTGGGAAGGTTTAGAGCAAGTATTATCACAAAAATTACAAAAATCATTAAAAGATAATAATCAATCTAATAAAGGAATAACTATATCATCTAGATTTACTGTCTTTCATGGTAAAGATGAAAAAGTTGAAGATGTAGTATGGACTGGACCTGCAATGGTCTATACTTTAAAAGGAGTTAGTCCAGAAACAGTTATTAGTTTAAAAGATTCTTTTGATGGATTATATAAAAGTCACAAAATATTTACATCAGATAATCAATTTATAATTTTATTCGGATAACATTCAACATATGTCAATTATCAAAGAATTATTTACAGAAAAATTCCGTCCTCAAGAACTGAGTTCTTTAATTGCTCCTCAACGTACAAAAAATGAATTATCAAAAGGTTTAATTCAAAACCTTTTATTATATGGCTCAGCTGGAACTGGCAAAACAAGCGCATTACATATTTTAGCTAAAGACTATCCTACATTATACATTAATGCATCTCAAGAAAGAGGAATAGATGTTTTAAGAGATAGAATTGTAAAATTTTGTTGTACTATTTCATTAGAAGGTGGTAGAGAAAAATTAAAATGCGTTATTCTTGATGAAATAGATGGTGCAACTCCTGAATTCTTTAATGCATTTAAATCTTCTATGGAAAAATATTCCAAAATATCAAGATTTATTGCATCTTGTAATCATATTCAAAAAATTCCTGATCCTATTCAATCTAGATTTAATTGTATATCTTTTGATCCGATAAATTCTGATGAAGAAAATTATTTAATTGAAGAATATAAGAAAAGAATAATTCTTATTCTTAATGCTGCTAAGATAACATACACTCCTGAAATTTTAGATAAATTTGTCAGAAATGATTTTCCAGATATGAGAAGATTATTAACAAAAATCCAAAGTTTTTATTTACAAGAAATTAAAGAATTGACAACTAAAAATTTCAATATCAACTTTAATTTTGAAGACTTGTTTAAAGTTATGCTATCTAAAACCCATCCAGCTAATGATATTTACAAAATTATTTCTGGAGAATATGCATCTAGAATAGATGAAACATTATATGCTTTGGGAAATGATCTAATTGAGTATATAAATTCATATCATGTTGATAAAGTAGATAAAATTCCGCTTATTATTATTACTGTTGCTGAACATCAAGCTCAAAGAACAATGGTAATAGACCCGTTGATAACATTACTTTCATGTTGTTTTAAAGTTAATTCAATTTTAAACTAGATGAGATTAATAAAAAAGATTGATAGTCTTTATTTCCAAGCTGAATATCCAGATTGGGTTAAAACTGAAAATCCTTTCATTATTTCAATAACTGCTAATGAATCAGCGTTATTTATCTTATATGATGTGTCAAATGGTTCTTTTTAACGAATATTTAACTCTCTAAATTTTATAGTTCCATAAATTTTATTAATTTTAAAGAAAAAATTATGTGTCTACATTTAGAAAATTATAATGCTCCAAAGATAGCAAAAGAAAATTTAGTATGTTATAAAGTATTAAGAAATGATAATAACAAACTTACAAGTTATCATCGTTATTTTAAATATAAATTATAAAAATTATCGTATCAGACGATGGCAAAAAACTGAACAAGAAAAACTTGAAAAAGAATTCTATGGAATGATAAATAAGGGATTTCATTCATATTCAGATGAAAATTCTGAGTGCAGGCTTCGACATTTAGTCACTGTTAAGTGTATAATTCCAAAGGGATCTAAGTACTTTAAAGCAAAAAACTATAACGTTAATTATTATGTTTCAAATAAAATAAAATTAATCGAAATTTTAATTAAATAAATATATGTTTAATACCAGATAAAGAAATAAAAACGGCAATAAAAGCAACAGAAGATATAACTTGTTATAAAATTCTTAGAATTAAAGAAGATGGTAACTTAGCTGCTTGGTATCATCCAAGATATGTTTATAAATTAAATATAGTTTATCGTATGTGGCGATGGCAAAAAACTAGAGAAGAGAAGAGAATTAAGAAAATAGGATGTATAGAAAAGGGATTTCACTCATATATTAATCAACCATCAAGATCTTCCCACTGGCTTTTAAAATATGATAATAGTATATTAGTTGAATGTATAATTCCAAAAAATGCTAAATATTATATAGGAAATGAGACTAAAGATTATGTTTCAAACAAAATAAAAATAGTCAGGAGATTAGCTATAGGAGAATAATATGACAAATTTAATTTTTGATATGAATAATATTCTATATCGTTCAATGTTCATCATTGGAGGATTTGGAAAAAGAGCTTACACATTTGATAGTCAAAAGGAAGTTGATCAATTAATGAGGAAAATAGCTATTGATGTTGCATTTCTTGTAAGATTGATAAATCCTGGGAGAGTTATATTTGCTATTGATTCAAGATCTTGGCGTAAAGATATATCTATTGAAGAAAATGAGGGATATAAATCTGGAAGAGAACGAGCTAGTCATTTAAATTGGGAGAATATATTTAATGCTTTAACTGAATTTTCAGAAATAATGGAAGGTAATGGGTTTATTGTATCTAAAATTCCTAATGCTGAGGCAGATGATATTATATCTTTATGGGCAGATGAACTTCAGTATAATCAAAACGAACACGTTATTTCTGTTTCAGGAGATGAAGATATTAGACAATTAGTTAGAACTCATCAGAATGGTTCAGAACCAGTTTTTTCAACAGTATTCAATCCCTTTATGCAAGGTAAGAATCCGTCTAGAAAATTGTATATTCCCGATAAATTTACTGAATGGATAGATACTGAAGATGAAGTAGATATTTTTAATATGACTGGATCTATGAATATAGATAAGCTAGATTTTGAGAGGATAATGAATGGAGAGAAAGTTAAAACTGAAAATGTAAATGGAGACCATATAGTTCTTAAGAAAATTTTCTGTGGTGATGATGGAGATAATGTTCCAGCAATATTTTCTTGGCTAAAAAAATATGAAGATAAACCAGATAAAGAATTTAGAATAACTAAATCAAAATTTGAAAAAATCTTAAAGGAAGCAGAATTAACATTAGATACAGATTTGTTAATACAAAAAGGTCCTCAAATTAAGAAATTAGTCGAAGATATTTCTAAAGAAAAGGTTCCATTTAAAATGGAAGATAGAATTCTAAGACAGATTAGATTAGTCTTATTAAACTCTCGTTTTTTTCCAACTGAAATTGTTGATCAATTTAAAAAATTACTTGAAGATCATATAGCTAAACCCAGACCTCAAATTAGTGATATAAGCATGCAAACTATGTTAGCTGGAACAAAATATATCAATACTAATTATGGAGGAACTAGTACAGGTAATGAATCAAAAATATTTAAAGAAATAGATAGAATTAATACGAAAAAATTATTTTAATATGAAATGTAGTTGTTCAGATTGTGATGGAAATTTTATTTGTCCAGACTGTAATAAAACTAATACATATTCCTGGGTAGAAGGAAGTCCAGATGGAGTAGTAAAGTATGGAAAATGTAAAGATTGTAAATATTTATGGGAAATTGAAAATCATACACATAAAAAACTAACATAATGGAATCAAGATTTATGAATGTCGAACCAAATTCTCAATTATTTGAGAATTTAGAACAAATTAAAGAATATGCAAGATTAGAAGGAGATAATTATTTAGTAATTGCAATAGAAAATACTATTAAGAATGGCTTTAAACTTAATAAGAACAAAAAGAAATCCAGATGGCTTGATTAAAACTTATACGAAAAAGAAAAAACTTTCTAATGAGAAAAAAGAATAGAATAAGAAAAAATAGAATGAAGCTTAGCTTCTATGATACAGAAGGATATAAAAGAGAATTATTAGATGATTCTAAACTTATTTGGAGTATTTTTTCTAAAGATTTTAAAGAAGGAGACGAAATATTCTTTTTAGGACATGATGGAGTTTTTGGAATGCTTCATGGACAAAAACTTATAGCTACAAAAGAAGAAATAAGGTATAATGAAGAAGGGTGTATATCTTTTTGGAAGAGAATTGATATTTTAAATTTTGAATATAAAAAACTAAAAATAATATGAACGCAAAGGAAGCACAAAAAATTGTAAAAGATTCTCAATATGAAGATCATGATTTGAAATATTATTTAGATTGGATTGAAAAAGTCTCAAAAAATGGAAGTCATAACATTTATCCCAGTAAATTGAAACCTTCTATAAAAGAGGAATTAAGAATAAAGGGATTTAAAATTAAAGAAAAAAATACTTATGATTGGTTAGAACGTATATTTCCTAGTACATTAGATATTGGGCTTCGAGTAGATGATACAAGAACTATAATTAGTTGGTAATAGAAACTTAAAATTTTGAGAGAATTATTTGAAATATCAAAAATTATATTTGAAAATCCACTAGAATGGAATAATGTAACAGCAGGAGAGAAAAGAAAATTCTTTTTTCTCCTTAATAGAAGATTTGCAATTCAATTTCCGATGCAAGCTAATGCTTTACAACATTTAAATATTAATCAGGTGGGAGTTATGGATTTTTGGCAATACTTTTTGAGTAAAAAATATAATAGAACTCCGGGGTGGATGTATACTAAAGGAATTAAGAAATCAAAGGAAGTAAAGGAAAAGAAAACTAAAGTAAGTGAAAGTACTATAATAAAATACTGTAAATTTTACAAAGTAGATAGAAAAAATGTATATGATGCATTAGAATTTTATAATACTGAGATGATAAAAGAACTTAAGCAATTTGAAAAACTTATTAAATCATGGACAAACTAAAATTAAGAAACGACATCGTTGAACTTTATAGAAAATATATTAGAGAAGAAATTGAAAAGGATGAATATGATAGAGAATCATTAAATTTAATTTCTAGATATGAAGACTAAAATAAAAATTTCAAAATGGAAAATCTTAGCAATAAAGAAAATATTACTGTAAAAGAATTATCAATTCAACAAATTGTACCCAATCTTGTTGATGATATAATTATATCGATTATTGATGAATCTCATGTATTATATTTACCAGAAAATTATAATCAAGACAAATTTAAAAATTTTAATAAAACTCGAGCAGGAATTTTCTCTAAAGATGTTTTAAATTTTAATAGAAATTTAGAGCACGGAACTTACATTCTTATTAAGAATGGCAACGGGAAAATGATAGTACGATTAATCGAAGATTTTGAATTTTTGATGTTTCAGAAATTAAAATTAGTAGATGGGTTGATAAAAGACAAACCGTATATGATACTAAGGAACTTACGAAAAGATGAAAAGTTAACGAAAGAATGTAGATATATACAGAAAATAAATAGTGAAGACATAGACGTAGAAGTTATGAGTATTAATCCGCCATTACAAAATATGATGGAAGAAGATCATGATAATACGCCTAGAAGTATTTCGCTGTTTGATGAATAATTGTTTTCTTAACAAAAAATTAACAATTTGGGTCAATCAGGCTCAATTTTTTTTGTTATAATAGCATTTGTTTATCATATGTAAAACTAAACCATTAATTTATGAAGTTTAAATTTAAGCGAATTTATAAAATAATCACATTGGTGATTATTTTATTTTTTATGAATGTGACAACAACAACTCCATTAGTTGATTTAGATCATCCAGATATCTTTGATACAGATATGTATGGACACATTGTTTCAGTTCGTGAGCGTGCAGAAATTCAATTATCTTATGAAGTAGATAATTTAATTAAACATTATGCTCCTGAATCAGGATTATCATCTGATCTTATTGTTCAAACATGTTTAAAGTACGATTTTAATATCGTATTTGCTTTAGCACAAGGATTACTCGAATCTCATTTTGGGACTAAAGGTACAGCTATTAAAACTAATTCAGTTTGGAATGTAGGAGCTTATGATAATGGAGAGATTCGATGTTGGTTTGAACATCCAAATGAGTCAATCGAACCTTACATTAAATTAGTAAACGAAAGATACTTATTAGTATCTGATTCTATTAATAAGAATGATAAAGATTTTTTAGATTTATTGAAAGATCGAGGATTCAAAAATGATGATGGAAATAGATATGCTACTGCAAAAAGATACGAAGATAGATTAAGATCACTTATGATTAGAATTGATATGGAAACATCAATTAATATGTATCAAAGTATAGCAAGATTATCAGATTCAGAAATACATATGTATTTTGGTCCTACTAAAATTGATCCAAAAGAATTCCGAGCAATGAAATAATTTTTTAACTTGTTACAAATAAAACATATGAACAAAACAGAACGAAGAAACAAATTTGACACAGCAATTTCCCATATATCTAGAACCGGTATTGATAACTTAATTAATTGGCTTGAATCTGATACAGATTTCTTTTATTCACCATGTTCAACACTTTTTCATGGTAATTTTGAAGGAGGATTACTTGAACATAGTTTGCGTGTAATGGAATTTGCATTACACTCATTTAATAGAATTGTATCAGAAAAACCAGATTTAGAGTATCTTAGAGAATCAGTAATTATTGCATCATTATTTCATGATGTTTGTAAAACTAATCAATATATACCTGGTGCAGAAAAATGGACTAAAGTTAATAACCGATGGGCTTCTTATATGGGTTATGATTTTGAAGACAAATTTCCTTTTGGGCATGGTGAAAAAAGTGCTCTATTAGTATCTAAACATATTGATTTAACTGTTCCTGAAGCATTAGCTATAAGGTGGCATATGTCAGCCTTTGAACCAGGTGTAGTAATTGAAGGATTAACAAAGTGGTCATATTTAAAAGCCGCTGAACATCCCCTAGTTCGATTAATTCACACATCTGATGTTTTAGCAACTATTTTAGAAGATACAATAGATTTAAAAGCAAATGCAAAAATAAAATAGTCTTTTTCCATATGGGAACTTAAATATATAAAATAAAGGTTCCCGTATGGAAAAAATACATTATATTGTTTATAGAATAACAAATAAGAAAAATAATTATATTTATATAGGAATTCATAAAACAATAGATATTTATGATAATTATATGGGGTCAGGAGTTAATATAACAAATGCTATAATTAACGAAGGTATTGATAATTTTAAAAAAGAATTTTTATTTGATTTTAATAATCAAGAAGATATGATCTTAAAGGAAATAGAAATAGTTAATGAAGATTTTATAAAAAGAAAAGATACATATAATGTTATAATGGGCGGGAAAATATTTTATTCAGGTGGATTGATTCCTGTTAAAGATATGAATGGTAAATCTTTTTTAATTCAAAAAAATGATTTAAGATATTTAAATGGTGAATTAAAACATGTAACAATTGGTAGATTTACTGCAATAGACAAAAATGGAACAAAATTTTCTATATACAAAGATGATCAAAGATATTTATCTGGAGAATTAGTTGCTGAATCAAAAGGCAAAGTAATGATAAAAGATGAAAATGGAAAAATATTTAAAGTTAAGAAAAATGACCCAAGATATTTGTCTGGAGAATTAAAACATATTTATCATAATACAATATTAGTAAAAGATAAAAATGGAAAGAAATGTCATGTAGATAAAAATGATACAAGATATTTAAATGGAGTTGGACATACGAAAGGTCAAAAATTATCAAAAGAACATAAAGAAAAAATAAAAAAGGGATGGGAAGAAAGAAAAAGAAAACTAAACGCAAAAATTAAATAAAATGGAAGAATTAAAATTTATTTTGAGTTATGATGATCAACCAAACGAATGCGTTGACATTATTGAAGAACAATTGAAAAAAGTTGGATATGAGATTATACTTTCAGAAGAATTGGACGGCGAAATAGAATATGAAATAATTCCAATAGATTCATAAAAGAAATGAAAATACCTAGACGTATTAAAAAACGACGCAATACCAATCCTTATGATGCAAGTCAAGTCGAATTTATTCAAATTTGTCCTAGGTGCGGCAGGAAGATTGATAAAAGGTCATCACCTTATGAACCAGCAGGATTTGTGCAGTATTGTAAATGTTAAAAATAGTCAAATAATTTTTTTCGTGTCAATATTTTTGTTTATATTTGTTATATGAAAAAATATAATCTTAAGTATAGTGTCTTTCTTTATTGGGGTACACTTAAAAAGGGAGAGATAAACATAATTGTGAATCTGAAGCCCATGCTAAAGTACGTCTTGAAGGATATTTACAGAAGAAATATAAAAATAAGTTTTATAGGATGATTGTACATAGTTGTTCAATTAAAACTGATATAGACGAGGAATTAAGAAAAATGTTTGAATTTGCTAACGATAAAAAGTTTGGTAATAATATTTTTAATAATGGCCCTTTTGGCAACTTTTTTGGAATGAACTAATGACTTCAGAATTAAATCATAACTTACTGGTTTTAGAAATTGCGAATAATTGGTCATTTGTAAAATGGTTGATGTATAGATATAGAGAAAATATGTTAGGGCATCAACCAGGTAGAAAATTGATTGAATCGAAATTCGAAAGAAATTTAAAATATAAATTTGCAACAATAGATCAATTGGATCAAGATTGGATGCATTTTTTAATGCAAAATAAAATAGATATTGAGTCATATAAAGATGAAGAAGAATTTTTAGAAAATAATTTAAAAGAATTAAAATAATGGATCAAACTTATGCTTTAATAAAAACTTATGATAAGATCAGAAATACTGATGAATATAAGAGAGTTATTTCTGAAATAGAAATAGCGATAATTGGTTTAAAATTTGATGTGAATGTTGATGATGTTCCCTTTCATATAGTAAAACTTCTTAACCATGACAGATATACTACACATACACGATCTCAGGAAATGAACGGAATTGTAGATATTAACATAAGTTGGAAAAAATAAATACAATAACAGTTAAAACTTTTACCTTGTAACTTAATATATAGATATATAAAATAAATAAAGATGATATTAACCTTTACATATTGTACTGAATTACTCCAAACACCGGAGCAGCTACCCTTATATCCATTTTTTGAACAAACAGTGGAGGGCAGAATGAATATGTGATAGTAGATATCATACTCAATATATTCTCATAAACCCTCTAAGTTTAAAAACCTAGAGGGTTTTTTATTTAATTATATCTTAACATGATATGATATCAGTTCTTTGAATTTTTTTATTTTTATAAATTTAGAAATTATGACAAAATGGCAGAATGAAATGGCAGAAAAATGGGAAGGTAAAGAATGTCCAAAATGCCATCAGAAAATTAAGAAAATTGTGCGTAAATTGTGGTGTACATTATGTCCACAATGTAGAGTAGTTCTTGATGAAATGCCAAAAAATTGGATTGGTGTAGACATAATTTAAAAATACTGCGTTGGACGAGTGGTTTATGTCACCAGGCTTTCAACCTGGTATACTTTTTACGAAGGGTATCATGGGTTCGAATCCCATACGCAGTACCAAGTGATTAAAGGAACTACTCTAACTTTTTATAAGAATATATAAAATAAAGCTTATGAAAAGAATAAAATGTGAATTATGTGGATATGATATTGACACTCATCAAATAAAAAAACATAAAAAAACTTGTTATGGATTAGGTCCTAAAAGAATGAGAAAAGGAAAAGGTCCAGGTCAAGTATGGTCTAGAGGAAAAACATTAGAAGAAATACATGGAATAAAAAAATCTAAAGAAATTAAATTAAAAATATCAAAAGCATTAACAGGAAAATCATCAGGAAGGGCATTAACACCCGAAAAAGAAGAAGAAAGAAAAAAGAAAATTGCTTTAGCAATGAAAGGAAATAAAAATGGAGCTACAGCATTTCGAAGAAGAAAAATAAATTATAATGGAATAATTTTTAAATCATCTTGGGAATTAAAGGTAGCAAAGTTCTTTGAAAAAAATGAAATTGATTGGAAATATGAAGATAAGATTTATAGTTTATCTGAAACTACTTCTTATAATCCAGATTTTTCTATATATGAAAATGGAATATTTATAAAACTTATTGAAGTAAAAGGATATTTTAGAAAAGAAAATAGAGAAAAATTTGAATTATTTAAAAGAACATATCCTGAAATTAAAATTGAATTATGGGAAAAAGATACATTAATAAAAAAAGGAATTCTTTGACGAGGTGGCCGAGTGGCTTAGGTGGCAGATTGCAACTCTGAAGACGCAGGTTCGAATCCTGTTCTCGTCTCAATTGTCTTCTGGTGGAATTGGCTAAACACACCAGCCTTTGAAGCTGGCGCTCTTAAGGAGCTTATAGGTTCGAATCCTATGGGGACAGCGGGAACTTTGGATAACAAATGAAATTAAAAGTAAAAAAATTCATCATGGAGATGATATTCCAGATGGATGGAAATTAGGAAGAAAGATTTGTTAATGCCGACATAGCTCAGATGGGCAGAGCAGCTGATTTGTAATCAGC